TGCCACGGTGAAGCGGATGTAGTTGCAGTCCGCACCGTTTTCGAGGGTTACTGCGGAAATGAGTGCTGAACCCGTCTGCCAGAGCAGACCAACAGAGCCAGCCTTGCAGCCAGCGTTCTCCTCAATGTACGGAGAGGTGATTTCATTTCCGAGGTGGTTCACGAAGGCTGCGGTGTAGGTCGAGCCTTGACGGGTGTACGCTTGCGTGTTCCGCTTCGAGTTCTTGATGCCGTTTCCGTAAACGAGAGGCAAGCAGTAAGTTCCAGCAGCACGGACAACATAGGTGTTCGCGGTGTTCCGAAGAATCATCTTGTTACCCATATTGTCACGCATAGAGAGGTCTTGCGCTTCGAGTTCGAGCGCATTGATGCGGGCGTTCTGCCCCACGATGGCGGCGGTATTTGCCTCCACCTGCGCGGCGGTTTCTGCGCCAGCACCAACGGCCACTACGCGCCACCCGGTGTTCGCAACGGGATAACCGTCAACGATGGAGCCGGGTACGGTGGCCGGATGGTCAACCGTTGCCTCGAACTCGCTTCCGAGGTAGGTGTAGCGGTTGAACTTGTAGATGTCGGCGGCAAGGGTTGTACCCTGCACATACGCACCCTTTGATACGGGTACGCTGCCAGCTTCGATGGTAATAGTGTCAGCCATAATTAGTTGGTTTTTATTGTGATTTTGAGTTTCCCGGTCGTGTAATCAATGGTTGCGGATTGAAGCCTCGAATCCCCTTCTGGCCTTGATAGTATGACTTTGCCCGTGGTTTCGTCAAAGTCAACCAAAAACACCAGAGACGCGACCGATGTGGCTTGCTCAAGTCTCGTAAAGATTGCCTTGAGCTTGCTCCACAAATACGCGAGGCCCGTCTTATCGAGGTATTCTACCATAGGTCTACGATTGTACTATGATGTCAATTTCTTCCGTGGTTATCGAACTCACGCCACCATCGTTCATCTTGACGAGTTCGCTCCCTCCCCAGCGGAACTGCGAGTTGGCCGCGTAGTCTCCGCTATCGTTGAGCAGGACATAAATCTTTCCGTCCTCCGGGGTTTCACCCGTAGTCCCCCAAGTGTTCGTTCCTGTCGCCGTGAAAATCTTTTTGGAAGTGGAGTTGTAATACTTGTCACCAGCCGAGCAAGTCGCAGGAGCAGAGCCACTTATGGCAATCAACTCGATAATGTCATCCACATAGCTCGGAAGCTGGGATGCGGGAACGTGGCCGCTCGAATCGAGGGATGCAACGCCATTTGCCGCGCCCTTCGTGGAGGCTTCGATGAAGTCCGAAGGCTTCTTGCCGGAATCGGTGGGGTTGCCGTTGGAATCCACGCCAGCGAAGTTTCCGTTGGTTGCTCCCGTTACCTTATCGGCTTTGCCGGAAATGTCTTGGTGCTGCTTGAGGAAGGTCTCAAACGTTCCCTTCTTCGTGAGGGCTTGGGTGTCGGTAGAGCCATCGAACGTAAGGGATGCGCGGGCAATCTTTCCATCATTGGAGGCATCGGTGACAACCAGCTTGTCGCCATTTGCGATGTCAATATCATTTGTCTGGAGTGCGCCGCCATTCTGGATGTTGCCGTGTCCGTGGTCGGATGCCGCGCCGCCACCGTCCGCTACGATTGTGGCCGCAGAAACGAGGTCGGACGATGAGCCGTTCTTTGTTATCGTGAACTTCTTGTTTTGCGAATCGTAAGAGATAGCGGAAAGAAAAGCCGCCTTGAGTTTGCCCCAGAGGTAGAGCAAACCATTGTCGTCAAGATACTTTTTTGCCATAGTCGGATAGTTTTTAAGTGTTTAGTATTGCTTGTATTTCAAGGTTGGAAAGGGGGCGGTCGGCCACTTCGTTGTCGAGCTTCGTCTTATCGCCTTTCGTCATAAGACCGTCCTCGGCATCTGTCGCCGGGCCAAGATTCTCCATTTTGTCAAGGAGGGCTTGAACTTCCTCGCCACTCTCTTGGGTTAGGTTGTAAATTTTCATATCGTTCTCTGTTTGAATCCGAGGAATCCGTGGTCAAGTGTCATAAGGATGTCACCATCACCAACCGCGATGATGCGGATGCTATCGTCAATGTTTGTAGAGCAGACCAATCCTACCGACACCGATATTCCGCCCTTGCGGGTGGCCGTTACCGTAGAGCCGCCAAATCGCGTGGCTTTTACCGTAATTCGGTCGCCCATCCGCTTGGCAGATGTTGTTATGCCGCCAATCCGGGCGATGGCCGCAACGCATCCGCCAATTCGCTTCACTATGACTTCAAGGCATCCCATTAGTTGTTCACGAAGATTAGGTCAATCTTTTCAACCTCCGTGCGGATGCCGCCCTCAAAGTCGAGGTCTGGCACAAAGGCGGTCGTTTTCATAGTGAGTAGGCCGATTCCGAACTCCCGCGTATCGAAACACACATAGAACTTGTTGTTTTCGTCTTGGATGAGTTCGGACTTCTGGAACACACGGCTATGCGATGCGTTGTAAATCTCTACCGTGAAGTCATCCTGCGTAATCGTGAATCCGGGCGAAGTGATGGCAACTTGGTATTTGAGCTTTGTTCCGAGGTATGTCTTTTCGTTCATAGCGGTTAGATATTGAAGATGAGTTGCAGCCGACCCGTTTCTTGGTTGAGGTTGGCATCGTTGATGGTCGTGTTATTCTGGAGGGTGACAACGTAGAGCCGCCCCGTTTCCTCGTTGAAGGAGATACCGAAGCATCCGTTGGCAACGAAGGTCTCAAGGGCGTTGATGGCCGATTTGACACCGCCGGACTTCACGGGGTTGGAGCTACCAGCGGTCGGCACATCGTCAAAGGTGAGGGTCGCTTGCTTCGCGTTGAGCGCGGCTTGCAGTTCTGTGTTTGTCGGGAGCGCACCCAGCTTTTGCACCAACTCCGAGGTGATTGCGGAGTTGATTGCGGCCCATTGGGATGCCGTGAAGGACGAGTTGTTGAGGTCGTACTCGAAAAGCCACTCCGAGCCATCGTAATGGTATTTCTTGTAAATCGTGTTTCCGTTCCCATCAACGGTGTTCCAATACACATAATCGTTGACCTCGTGCGGCAGGGAGTTTGCCCACGCGATAAACTGCGAGTATGTCAATCCCGTTGCGGAAGTGCCACGGAACGTTGCCGCAGAAGTGGCGATGGACGAGTTTACGAACGCTTTGTCTGCAAGCTGGTTGGCATCCGTAGCTTGTGTCGGGATAAGGGCTGCGATTGCATCAATAAGCCCCTGCAACACATCCTCTCGCCCCGTAGCTCGTGCGATTTCAGAGTTGAGCGATGAAATGGTGGCGAGAAGTGCCTCCGCCGCTTGCGCCCTGCTCGTTTCTGCCGCAAGCGCGGTCCTGGTAGCGAGCAACGCATCCGCGTTCTCCCTCGCGGTGGCCTCCTGCGAAATCTGGGACTGAACACCGAGGGCGATATTGATGGCCTCTTGTATGGTAGGGCCGGATTGTTGAAGTTGATAGTCTGCCATATTTCTCTATTGTTCTGCTATTGTGTTACTCGTATGGTTAGGTCGGAAAGTGCCGAGTTGTGCGGGTGTATGGTTATCGTTCCGATTAGCATATCCGTTATGTATTGGTCTTTTTCTTCGCAGTAAACACTTATTGTTGTTTCTCCCGTGCCGCTCGAAGAACCGCCGCTACCGGGCGATATTGTAAGCGATGGCATTGTGATGGTCGGTCTCGGATAGGTAACATCGAAGGATGTGTATTCCCAAGAAACCTTGAAGGTCTTTGTCCCGCCAGCCGCATCGAATATGAGGAATTGCGGTGTGCGGGATATTGACGCATATCCACCTTGAAACACCTGCTGGCTGAACCAAGAACCGCCATTTACGTTCTTTGCGCTCACATACCCGGCACGGGGAGTGCCGCCGCTCGACTGCGCGGAGATAACCAACTTGCTATTCGTGGTATCAATAGTAACCCAAGACAAGCTCGTTGACAATGTTACCGCATCACCCGTGATTTCCGTATCGCCGCCATAAGCCTCGGATTCCGTGGTGTAGTATTCCCGGTGGTTGTCATCATTGTTTGCGGAACTCCACGAGGAGTATTTCTTATACACCGGGCGGTCGTGGTAAGGGGTGCGTATATGGCTACCAACGACAGAGTACGCGGTTTCGCCGCCCGTAAATGGTGCTTCCGTTGCTTGCGATGTATAGTTGCTAATCGTGAAGGTCTTGATACCATAATCGTGGTCAACATTGTAGGTAGACCCCCAAGAGCCATTAACGGTGTTATCGGTAAGGATATTGATAACACTAACAATAACATCGTCAGTTGCGCCAGCCGTTGCACCGTGAACCTTGACGGAATCTGTTGTCACGTTCTTTTGCATATCGCGGTGCGTAACCGTAGTTCCAGAGAGCGAGAAAGCCCCGCTGCTCGACATATCCGTGAGCGAAAGCGAGGGGGTGTCATTTACCGTTTCCTCGGAGCCGGACACAACATCGGTTGCTCCGCCGGATTGCCAATAGCTATATTTCGTATGATATGCGGTATAGGAAACCGTGGCCGTTCCACCGCCAGCCCAAATCTGGTTGCTTCCAATGGAAACACTCAAGTGCCAATCCTTCGTCTGGTTCGTAACAATGGAATCCGCCTTCTGCGTAACCGTCTTGCTCTCACTCGTCAAGCCGCCGAATTTCGCCACAACGGAGTGCGATGCTTGGCTGGTGTTGTGAAGGTTATTCACATAGAATTGGTTGGACGAATTTGAATAGTCAGTCGCGTTGTTCACGCGCATCGTAACGCCGTTCGTACCCGTAACGGTCTCATTGGTATGCTGCGTCATACCCGTATATGCGGTAGTATCACCGTCATCGTATGCGGAATACTTTGTACCAGCGTCCCTCCAAGAAGCCTTTACGGTTGCCGTGACCGCCGTGTTAGCGCAGGTGCTGGTAATGGAATAGGTGGAGAGGGATTGAATCGAGACCGATTGATATTGGGCGGCTACCGGGGTAGCGACATTCGCGCCCTGCGTTGCCGTGGCCGCAGTAGAGTTGCTTCCGCTCTTTCCGTTGATGGTGGCAGTAACATAGATGTTGTATGCGACCTCGCGGGCAGAACCTTCTGTTGTTCCACGCGAGGCGGTTGTAACACCGCCGTTCGTGCTATTGAACGATGCACCCGTACCGCTCCTCGCGGAGCCTGAATACGAGACGGAGAATTGTGCGCTCAATCCGCCACCAGATGCCGTTCCGCTGGTCGCCCCGCCATATAGAGTACCCGTAAGTGTCGCAACGAGGGTGCTTCCTTGAAACACTCTCTGCGATACGTTGACGGTCGGATATTCAGTATTGGCCGCAGGGCCAATGGTGTCGTACCCGATTGTGACGGTCGGATTCTCGTAAGTGTAGGCCACATAGTCTTGGTCAATTTCCACTTGATAGCCATTCCAATTGCCGCCATTCGGGTCTGTGTAGTTCGCGGTTACGGTATAGGTGCGGGTAGACGAGCCGGAGTTTGCCGGAACGGAAACGGAGTTGCCGGAGTAGCTTGTCGGTGTCGGGCTAACGTTTGTAATGGTAGGAACTGCGGTTGTCGTAGTTCTTCCAGACCAACTGCTATACGAACCAGAATCGTAGTGGTATCTATACTTGTAGCCAAGCGTTCCGTAAACGGAGAATGAGGATGCCACGCTGGTGAGCGATGCCGGACTTGTCCACAATGCAAAGTCGATATAGTCATACTCCGTACTCCTATCGTTTTTCGCTTGATAGACCGTTATATTGCCCATCGCGCTACCGTGAAGGGTGCAATAGATAACTGCGCTCCGTTTGTTGGTGTCGTAGTCCGTTCCGCGGCTCGCCATCGTAGCAGTTGCGCCAGAGAACGTAATCCAACTCTCGGACGAGAAGGAGAAGTCGGTTGTGGTGGCCGCGTTGTAAACCATATAGTCGTATGCGTAGCCGCTATCGAATGTGCATTGCGACTTCTGGTCAACCGATGCAGAAAGCGTTGCGGAGTTCTGCGATGCAGCACCGGGGTTCGAGTTAGTCCATTTGCTATTCTGGACGGAGAATTGGAAGTTTTGGTACTGCGCCGTGCCGATGGTGACATTGTTTGCGTTCTGCGTCATAATGTCGGTGGTAGAACCACTTACTGCGACACCATTGTAAGTACCAGAATAGGATGCAACAACGCGGCTACTACGGGCCGGGGCGTTAGTCGGCTGGGTTGTGCCAGATGATTGCGTAATACCATTTCTGGCTCGGTTATTGGCAGTCCAAGTGAAGGTCTTTGGTGTGGAGTTATATGTCAACGAGAAGTTCTGTGGAGTAGTCCATTGACCATTGATTTGCTCCTGCAAAGTTGTTGTTACGCTATCCGTAACATCAATGGTAGTTATGACGCTCCCCGTAGTAGCATCGCTAATACGAAGCATATAGACTGCGGTCATATTTCCGCCAGCGGCTGGTATATGGTCATAAGTGTAGGACTGACCAGCGGGTGCGGTTAGAACGATATAGAGCAGACAAGAATATGCGGCTGGCCAAATCTGCGAGGTGTAGTCATACACCGCACCGATTTCGTCCCCGCCGAAATAAACTTTTGTCATATCGTTAAGCACACCGTCCATAGCCTATGCTTTCTTCTCAAAGTAAAGTGTGTTCGCATCACGGCTCCCCACGGCAGGCACTTGACCGTGTTCGCAAATCTGTATGTGCTTGCAGTTGCCGGATATAAGGTTCTCGCTCGAACCAGCACCGCCAACCTTTCTCGTGATAAGCGCATCACTCGTTGTTCCGAAAAACTCAATGAGAACGTAGTTGTTCGCATCCTTCGCCGCCTTGATGTGGGCGAAGCCGTAACCAGCAGTAGATACGGAAACCTCCGCATCGCCATCGCCGGAATCGCTACTCGAAGCGTCCATCTTTGCGATGGCTCCGTATGTGTTTGCGCCACTATGAAGCCCGGCAACCTTATTCCCCTTCTTGGATTGAATAATCTGCGAGATGTCGGTGTCCGCCTTCTCCCCATAAGAAGCTATGCCAACACCGTGGAAGAAGGCTGCGCCATCGGACATCCTAAAGCCGTTCTCGCTCCACATTGCGACCATACCGCCGCCACCCTCGCCATCGGAATAATTATTACCAGAAGCCTTGACTGCGCCCGTGATTTCAACATCGCTGGCGATGAGCTTGCCCGTGGTTGTAACCTTGAATACCTCAACGTTGTTGGCGTTCTTGATGGAGATAGAGCCGCCCGTGATTGTCGCATTTGCGGCCACGAGTGCGCCCGTATTTGAAACGGAGAATACGACCGCATTTCCATTGGAAATCTGGATTTCGCCGCCAGAGATTCGTATGTCCTTACAGAACACCACACCTTGATATGTAACGCGGAACGGAGCGTTGAGGGGGTTCTGGTCTGCAAGTGTCGTTCCCGCGAAGAAGTTGACCTGCGGTACGGTTGAGCTACCGCTCGCCGTGGTCGAGCCGCCCTGCATACCAGCCACGATATAGGTCTGCCCGTCATCGTACATATAGGCTGCGTTGCCGGAGAACACATCAATGAAGGCGTTGGAGGCAAGGAGAACCTTCGTTGCGATGAAGTTGAAGTTTATGGCTTCCTCCCAATATGTAGTCCACCCCGGAGTGTAATCTGGCGTGAAATCCTGCGCCTTATTCGAGCCGTTCACGCCCAGCTTACAGTAATAGTATTTGCGAGTGCCATTCACCACGCGGTACACCACATCGTAGTAGATAACCGAGGTGAGGGTTTCATCCATACCTTGATAGCCAGCCGTAGTACCATCGGGGCGACCACCAGAGAGGCCGCTTGACGAGAACTCGTTGATGCCTCGCATAATCTTTCCGCGCAACCCATTGTCGCCCGTAAGACGGGTAATCGGCGACCAAGAACCGCCAGCGGTGTTCAATCCCCCCGTGAGGGTCGCCGTGGCTTCATTGGCTTGCACAAAGGCCATAGTTACATAGCACGGGTCATCGCCAGAAGGGATTTCCGTATGCCAATTGGTCTCAATCGTGGAGAGCGGATTCTGGAATTGCGTATCATTTGCCGCGTAAATCTTTCCGTTTGCAAAGCGATACTTATAGTTGTTCTGCGGAACGGAAAGGCCCGTTGTGCCGTTGCTTCTGCGGCAGTAGAGGTAGACGGTGCTGGCGGAGTAGCCGTTATCGCCATCCGCTCCCTTCGCACCATCAATGACAACCGGGATGGTCTCTCGGTCAATGAGTGAGGTTTCCGCGTTATCGGTGAACCAATAGTAGATAATCTTTCCTGCTGCGATGAGGGAAGCCCAATCGGTGTCGCTGCTCGAAATTGCGGAATACGCTTTCTTTGTACTTCCGCCATCCACGCTCATCTTCAACACGCCAACGGAGGATGAAGCGAGGTTACCGCTACCCTTGCGGGCCATCCTCGAACAAGAAATGCTCGTAGGGGAATATGTGATAGAGTTATCGGCGGCTCTCGAACCCTTAATGGTGTCCGCGCTCGGTTGAAGCACATACACCACACCGTCCTCTCCATCTTTGATGGCAAGCAGGGTGAATACCACCGTCCGGGAACCGAGCGAGCAGGTTACGAGCAAGGAAACCTCAATCTTGTCGTAAGTATTGAAGTCCGTTCCGTTGTCTACGAGAATCTGCACATCACCTGCGGCATATCCGTTTGGGAAGGAAACGTGGATATTGCTCGAAAGGTGGTTAACGGTCGGAACGATGCCCGTAATCGTCTGCGCGTTCTCGCCATACCACATAGATACCTTCGTGGCAAGCGTGACACCGCCAGACACCTGCAAGATGCCATCCGGCCCAACGGACAATCCATCCATTTCGTTGTTGATGTCTGCGAACAACGGGCTATCGCCTTTCTCGCCCTTGACTTTGAACACCTCCCACGCGCCCCATATTCCGGCGGTCTTTTTACGCATCGCCATCCAAATATCGCTGGAAGTCGCCGTGTTGTGCCAATTCGCGCCCGTGGCGGGATTTGACGGAGTGCCGGGGTCAGTTGCGAGGGCGGAATATTCAAAATCAAGGTCTGCGGTGTCGAAAGCCGGGGAAGGCGTACTCCAATGCTCGTCCTGCGGATAGTAGCCATTTGCGGAGAACACGCGCATCGCCATCCAGAGAGTAGCATCGCCAGACGGTACGCCATCGCTCCAAGTGTAGGAATTTCCGGCGGAATCGGTATATGTATCTTGAGGAACAGGATTATCGAAGTCACCGTCATCATCGGCGATGGCCTCTGGCGTTCCATTCGTTCGCGTGAAAACGACCGAGGTGAAGGATGTATTACCTTGCAGGGCGAGAGACCACGAATAGTACAGATTCACGACCTTCTCCGTGATGCCAGCGGAGGCATCCGCATCGCGTATGATGATTGGAATCTCAATCACGCCAGCGGGGATGTTCATCTTGTCGGTGGCCTCAATCGTGAGGTAGGTGGATGTGGTATTGTTGTCAACAACCTTCACGATGAGCATAGTGTCGCCCGTGTAGGTGTCAACGAGATTGGCCCCATTGCCGGACGCAACGGTCAAATACCTTCCCTGCGAATCGGTCAAATCCTCACCATTTGAAGTCTTGAGGCGACCACCCGTGTATGCCGCAGTCAATGGCGTTCTCGCGGAATCCAAGAATCGGATTGCGGTCATTTTGACCTTCGTGGCAAACCGCTCCACGCCTTTGTATCCGAGAACATCCGTTCTATCGGTGGCTTCCTCTGCGTACTGAACGCCAGCGGCGAATATATGGGCCGGGTTACTCAAGGAAACGGAAATCGCATTTGCGAGAACCTTCATAATCTGGACGCTCGCGGAGAGGTCTGGATTATCGTTCACTACGCATCGAAAATCCTCTACAATCTCGCCGTTGCGGAAGTATTGCAGGGAATCGGGGTCAACTTTGTACGACTGCCCCGTTGCCCCCGTGATGGCAACCCAAGTGATAGCACCCAGATAGTACCATTGGTAGGAAGGATTGTCAATTCCCGTTGTCTGGCAGGTGAGAACCACCTCGTTTACGGGTTCATCATCAAAGGAGTTCTCGTAACCGATGATGGGGTGAGAGGCAACAACAGAGACCGATATTTCCTCCGGCTCCGTAGTCGATGGTGTCAGTTCCTCAACCTCATTACGAAGGTCGCGGAGTTCAATGTCGGTTATGTTGCGGGTATTATGCCCCGTCTGGCGCGAAATGCTTGACAAGAAGCTCTCGCGCTTCTCATCTTGCAGCGTGACTTTGTAGGTTGGGATAGCTTCTTCACCCTCGTTTATCTCAACCGTGTCAATGAGAATCCAAGCGCGGTGGAAGTCTACGCCACGGATATTCACGACATCCTCAATGACATCATCATCTTGGACGGGCATATACATACCCTCCATAATCTTTTCGGGCGATTGCGCCAAAACCTTCGCATCAATTTCCGGCTCATAGACAATCTTTGGCGTTGATAGCGCGTCAAGGACTTCCTGCGCCCTTGCGAGAAGCCTCTGGGATGCGGAAGTGATATAGACCTCCGGCATCGTAAGGTCTGTAAGCGCGAATCGGTCTCCCTCCTCAATTCGGTAGATGGAGTTGGGGAAATACTGACCTATGCTCTCATCGTTCTGGCGCACAACGGTAAGTTGCCAGCGGTCGTTGGCGGCAATGTATTCACACCTCTTGACCGTGAACTCGCGCCCGGCGCACCAGCCGGATTTAAAGGCAATTGTGCATAGACCATCGGAAATTGCGCTCTGCTGCTTGGAAATATCGAAACCAATCTGGCGAATCTGCACCTTGAAGGTGTCGGTCGGCTGGAGTTCCACTTCGAGCTTCGTAGTACCCATCGAAATGCCATACTCGAAGTCGAAGCTGCTATCCTTGCTCGCGGGTGCGGCAAAGATGTACCCCTTCATCAAGACGCTGCCAACATCTTCGGTGTTTATCTCGAACGGCTCAAGCGTAATGGTATAGTTGTTACCAACGCCCCTCACATACTTGCAAGCAGGATTTCCGTACTTGACACCGTTGATTTCTATCCAGAGGCGGACGCTCAATGCGCCCATCGTAACACCAGAGTTGATTACTGCGGTGAAAGATGGCGTTACGACCACCTTTCCTTTCGCGGTAATGGTATTCGCCACCACAATCTCTTCGAGCGGAATCTTGGCGGATTCCTGCCCCTTGTTGAAATGGTATGTATTCGACTGCGAAACACCAAGCAAATTGACGGTTTGAACATATTTGCCGCCATCATCCGTGGAAAGAACGCCATCGTCCGAAGGGTTCTCCGCCGCAACAATTTCGTCAAGCCTCTGGGAATCCGCAGCGAAGGTGGCGGAAGGATAATAGTCATCCGTAGACTGCATAGCCGCACGAAGTTGACCTGCGGTAAGGCCCTCAATGGACGGGTAGATTTCCTCGTAGTCGCCCGTACCGTCGAAGTAGATAGTCTTGGGGCGGAGGCCATATTTTGCAACTATTTCTTCATCGGCCTCCAGATACGCCTTGCGAGCATCCTTCTTGTCATCCGTCTCGCCCCATTCCGATACGGGAATCATAAGGTTCGGGATGTAGACGCTCTGGTTGTCCTTGATGGGCGGAGTGAGGTTGTTGTAGTACCTTGCGATGAGATTCCGGGTGCTACCGTATGCGTAGAGCCGCGTAGCGAGTTCGTTCTTTCCGCTCCGCTCCTTCTTGATAAGAGTAAGGCCGTTTCCGATTCCGTATGCGAAAATAGAGGTGGTGTTGTCCCTATCCTGCACATTCGGGCGACCGATGGTGATAGTGTTGACACCATTCTCCACGGAGTATACCCAGCCGATTCCTTTCCATTGCGAATAAATCTGCGAGAGGGCATCAAGGCAGTTTCCATCCGAGAGGGAGAAATCCTTTGTCTCAAGCATCGTGGCCCGGAGGTCGGCATCGGAAGTGTCGAACACGCGGATATTCCACACCCCTTCGCCATAGAACGCATCCAGATTCGCTTGAATCCTCCGGGCAATACCGAACACATCCTCATAGGTGGCGACATCCGGCAGGGTTGTGAAATGGATGGTATTGTCGGAGATTACGAGGTCGCGGAACGGGCAAATCTCAAGGTCTTTCGTAGCGCAGAAGAACTGCACATCCTTATAGACGAAAGCATCACCAACGGAGTTCGGGGTTGCTTGCTTCGTGGGGTATGGAAGATTGTAGAGCTTGTACCGAAAGCCCGTGCGGTCGTAATCAACGTAGTCCCCAATCTGCCAATTGATGACGGTCGGGGACGCAATCTCGCGGAACTCAAGGTACGCTGGCTTGAGGTGCGTACCGTGGTAGACGGGTGCGCCGGAGTATCGGACGGTCGAGCCGTTCTTGGAGTATATGCTATACCGTGCCATTATCTACCACTATTGAGCCGTTGGTGTATTTCATATTCGTTATCGGGTCGTTGACCTTCAAAACCACATCGAAGATGAGGCGGCAACGCCCCTCCCAATTCGCAAAGTTTCCGTCCGCAATCTCGCGGAACTCCGCAACGCGAACATTCTGGTAGCCGAACTTCGTCCAATCATCCCAAATCTTGAACTCGCCCTGCGCGATGAAGTTCTGGAAGTTGCGAATCTGCTTCTTGAGTTCGGCGCGTGAAGTCGCGGAATCGGATTCTTTGGTGAGGATGACACACCGAAGGGTGAGGTTGAACGCCTCGTAGAATAGATAGTCGGTGTACTCGTCATCCCCGTGCTGGTCTTTCCAA